ACTAACTAGAATCTTCTTTTTCTCTGTCTTGAAAGGGTGTGGCTTAACGGTTGCACCCTTTTTATTTAACAAAAACGCACCTTTTTATATTAAGTAAGAAAAGCAAGCAATGGCAACAAGTATAACACCAGCAGATTTAACCGTAACCATTACAGAAGCGGTGCAGTTAAATGGCTCTGACAAAGGCTCGTCAAACGTTTTGACAATAACAGACGTTGCCGAAGTTGATAACAGAATAGTAAACGTGGGTACAGCTGAAACTGACATTATCGGTTTTGGTTCGGCTAACGGTCAAGGGTCGTTTGTTCGTACTGATGTGAAATACATCCGCATAACCAATTTAGATGATACTAACTACGTTACGCTCGGAATGTCTAAAACGGGTGCTGATACATTCTACATTAAGCTAGAGGCTAAAAAGTCTATCATGTTAGGAAATGATGACTTAGAAGTTGATGCTTCGGGCGGTGCTTCTAGTGCATTTGTAGAAGCTGATAACATTAGCGCAAAAGCTAACGGGGCTGCCGTTGATTTGGAATACTTTGTAGCCTTGACTTGATAAGAATAACGCAAGATAGCGCAAACTTGGTAGTAATTACCACTACTGAAAAAGGTAGCGCAAGCTATTATCTGTTTCAATTTAAGGATTTGGCGGAAAACACTTCAAGCTATTGCATAGCACAAGACACATCACCGTTTCAAGAAAGATACAACGCCTTCACGATTACAGACACGCCAAACCCTACACCAACGGATGCAGAGGTGGATTTGGACAAAGGGCAATTCAAATACTTTGTTTATGCTAATTCAAACGGCAGCAACTTAGACCCTGACGGTTTGACGTTACTTGAATCAGGAATGTGTGTTGTAACGGGTACAGAAACAGAACCAACAGAATACGAACGAACGCAGACTTATGTCGAATACGAAGGCTAACATGAGGGTAATAACTTTGGCGGCACATAGTACGCCTGAGTTCAAAGAAGATAGGTCTAAGGATTGGATTCTATACGGTACTGAAAGACCGTGGAGAAATCGTTATCCTGACTACCTGTTAGACTTATTTAATTCGTCTGCAAAGCACAACGCTATTATTCGAGGTAAGGTTGACTACATTGTAGGAAAAGGATTCAGAGTTGATGACAAAGGTTTAGGCACAGAATCATTAGCAAAGGTTTCTAAGTTTATCAATCAGCCTAACCCATACGAGACACTTGACGAACTGTTAGCTAAGTGTGCACTTGATTTAGAAATATACAACGGTTTCGCTTTAGAGATAATCGCCAATAAGACCAATCAGAAGATTGCAGGTGTCTATCACGTTGATTTTACCAAGTACCGAAAGCGCAAAGAAACGGACGGGTACTTTTATTCAGAAGAATGGCACAAAACACAGCCCGAAGTAGAGTATATTCCTGAGTTTGACCCTTACAAATTGGGCGGTAAATCATTGCTTTATGTCAAGGCATACCATCCAATGTCTGACGTTTACCCATTGCCTGAGTATTTGGGTTGTGTGCCTTACGTAGAGATGGACAAGGAAATAGCAAACTTCCATTTGAACTCAATTAAAAACGGGTTTACAGGTGGGAATATGTTCAACTTCTTTAACGGAGTACCTCCCGAAGAAGAACAAGAAGCACTTGAGCGTAAGATTTACGACAAGTTTAGCGGTTCTGAAAACGCTAACAAGATACTTCTGAACTTTAGCGATTCGCGAGAACAAGGAACAGAGGTAGTTTCGTTAAATGGTAACGACTTCGACAAGCGTTTCGACATCTTAAACCAAACAGTACGCAAAGAGATTTTTAGCGGTCATCGAATTGTAGACCCTAATCTATTCGGTATAAAAGAAGATGGAATCTTCGCTACACGTAACCAAATTAGAGATAGTTACGAGTTGTTTCAGAACACCTACGTAAACCAACGCCAACGATTACTAGAACAAGTCTTTAATGGGTTGGCAAGCGTACAAGGTTTTGAAGGTAGGTTGTACATTGAAGATACCGAACCGTTAGGGGTAGAATTTAGTGAGGCAACGAAGGTTTCTGTTATGACACGCGATGAAATACGTGAGGCGGTAGGTTTAGAGCCTTTGTCAGACGTTCAAATGTCTAAAGAAGTACGGTTAGCCAAAGAAGATGAAGTAAGCGAAATACAGCTATGTGATGCATTCTCTGAGTGCGGTTTGTCATTGGATGAGTGGGAGGTGGTAGATTCTAAACCCGTTCGCTTTCAATCAGACAAGGAATTAGAACTATCTGAACAACGAATAAGAAAGTTCGGGTTTGCAGATGAGAACTTCGACATGGCTGTTCTTGAAATACTCAAAGAAAACCCAAATCAAACATGGGCGGCTATCGCGGCACAACTTGAAACAACGGTTGAAAAGGTCGCTGAATCTTTACGTAGTCTAACTTCAAAGAACTTTCTGACCATTACAGAGCAGGTAGTTGAAGAAACTTCACAGAGAATTGCAGAGGTTACACGAGAAGGAACGAAAGCGCTCGAAACGGCTGAACCATTAGACGTTACTTTTCGGATAGCTTACAGGTACGCTAAAAGTCCTGAAGCAAGCGGTGCAGATGTACTGCCAACTACGCGGGAATTTTGCAGAAGGATGGTAAGTCAGTCGGCTAACCGAGTATGGACAAACGCAGATATTCAGCGTATCGGTATGCAAGAAAATAGAAACGTGTGGATGCGTAGAGGTGGATTCTGGACACGACAAGGCGGTGCGGTAACTACTCCTTATTGCCGTCACGTATGGGAACAGGTTGTAATAAAAGAGCGAAATGGCTGATATACTATTCATATCACAATCCTTTTTAAAGGAAAACACGCAAGTAAGCGATAATGTGGATGTTAAGTATATCCGCGAAAGTATTTTGTGGTCACAAGATTCGCAGATACAACCTATCCTTGGAACAACGCTATACAATAGGTTGAAAGACGACATTCAAAACTCAACTTTAGCGGGTGTTTATCAAACTTTGGTTGATGATTACATACAGGTTTGTTTGAAACACTATGTAACGGCTGAGTGCTTGCAAATGGCACACTACAAGATAACCAACAAAGGGCTACAAATACAGGATTCTGAGCAATCACAGCCAGCATCATCAACACGCCTTGACAAGTTGGTTGAAAAGGAACAGAACAAGGGCGATTGGTATCGGCAAAGGTTGATAGATTACCTATGTGAGTACACATCTAATTATCCTGAGTACGAAAACCCTGATAGCGGAGTTGACACTATCCAACCAACGCGCGACAATTACAGAACAACTATCTATTTAGGTGGCATTAGCCGACCAATGACCCTAAGAGAGAAATACCGAGATGTCTAAAAAGAACGAGAAACTTCTAAAACGTTACCTTGCTAACCTTAAATCAAATAATAGACCAAATCAAGACGTTAGCCAACGCTCATTATCAGATAGCGGAGGTGGGCGTAGGAACGATAGCGGAACTCCAAAGCAAGCCTGACAGAGAATACCCGTTATTGTGGCTTTCTAATGAAGGCGGTACACTTGATAACAACTACAAAGTAGACAATATACGTCTGACCATGTTCGGGCGTGTTACAGTTGGCGATGAAGGGCAAGACGATGACGCTTCTGAATTAGAAGTATTGTCTGATATGCAGTTGATTCTGTTAGACTTTCTGAACTACTTCCATCAAAATCACGGGCAAGATTACGTTACAGACAAATCAAACACGCTTGAACATTTTACAGAGCGCACCAATGATAGAACGGCTGGCTATTCTACGGTATTAGAGTTAAAACAATTCTACGATTGGAACAAGTGCAAAATACCACAAAGCGGGGCAAGCATACCTCCAACCGTTGACGGTCTTACGTTGTACGATTTTTGCGATGCTGATGTTATTGCACGTTTAACACCTACTCAAATATCGTGTTTAGAGGCGGAACTTTGCGGTGCTTGCGCTGATGCAACCGTACAATTAAACGGCTCAACCATTGGAACAGTTGTAAGTGGTGCAACGGGTGATTTTGATGTAACTCAAGACGGTTCACCCGTTGGAAGTTGGAACGGTTCAGAATGGATTATTCCGAGTTGCACACCTTCTGCAAGTGTTTCGGTAGCCTTAGATGACACAACTCCTGAATATGACCAAACAGTTCAAATAACAGCAACGGCAACAGGAATAACAGCAACTTCTTACATTTTCTACTTACCAACTAGAGAGGGTTATCAAACAGTTCAGCAGGCTTCTAACGTTTATAATTGGACTTGCAGGGCGGTAGGAGCGTTTTCGGTTCAAGTGGCTGCAACCGATGGTAGCTCTGCTGGAATAGGCGAAGAAAGTGGCACTCAAAGCGGTGATGTAAATGCTTCAGCTATCATTGCAGCGCATAACACGGTAACGGGTAACACAATGGGTTCGGTTCAACAAGCGGCTGTTCTGAACGCTGTTCTAAGGTTAAAAGGCGCAATAGGTACTTTCAACGTTCGCATTTGGGATACGGCTATATCTCAGGGTTGGGAATGGTTGCCATACATACCGATTAACGATAGTACGGCTAACGCTTTGGCTTACTCTGTTGAGTTCTTTGACCCGTCAACTACGGTAACGCTAAACAACTTTGTAAGCGGTGATTTTAGCGTTGATGGATTGGTTGGCGGTTTAGGAAAGTTCATCGAAAAGAAACACGCGCCCGATGACTATCCACAGAATGATGCGTTTGGATTTACGTACATAAACACGTACAATAGTGGGGGAATTGCCTTTGGTTCTACTGACTTGGCAGACCCGCTTGGAAACCCGTCCAATTCGTTTATGTTCCAAAACCTTCAATTCGGGCAAACAAGAGGCGCGGTCAATGAAATAAGGCGGTCAACAATAAATCCAACAAACGAAACGGGAGCAAACGATACCGAAGGGCTTTGCGGAGCGTGGAGATTACAACCTTATTATGCGCAGGGTATGATAGGTTGTGCATTGCGAGAAACAGAAGGAACTTCACCAAATAGCACAACACCAGCATCAAACAAATTTTACGGTCATGCTTCCAATAGTTCGGGTGGTGTTACGCGGGAAAGTTCAGACCGTATCTGTGGCATCATTGTAGGTCAAGCAAATAACCTGCAAACACTTTCACAGGTAAAA